TTAACCCCATTCTAGATTGCGGTAAGGAATCCGATATTCGCCAGCGTTCCCCGTCTGTTAGTCTGGCATAGGTCTCTCCGGTAGGTTCTAGAATACCGGATAATTCTGGTGAACGATCTGGGGCTCGAACCCAGGACCTACAGGTTAAAAGCCCGTTGCTCTACCTACTGAGCTAATCGTTCGAAATGGTAGACGATGTAGGATTCGAACCTACGACCTAAGGATTAAGAGTCCCGCGCTCTACCGACTGAGCTAATCGTCCATTAAACTTTAACCGATGTAGATCCGATGACGATCGGAATCTACAGGTGCACCGACTACACGATGTTCTATATAGTAGGACTGAATGAACTGATCACCGTCACGAGTATACACACCGTAAGCAGTCCGCGCTTCTTCTTCGGATGCATACACACCCAGTAGAATCGAACCTTCGTAATCCCATTCACCTAACAATGCAAAAACTTCCATAATAAATTCCTTTAATTCAAATTAGATAGACAAAGCTGAACGTTGATACTTGATCTCGCGCATAAACTGATTAGTAGTTGCTTCGCTGAAATCAAAACCATTGCATTCCATTTCGTCTTGAATGCGAAGAGCATCATCAAGGCTAATTTCAAGAATCTTAGCAATTTCACGTGTGTAGTAGTTCATGACAAAATTCCTTTTCAATCTGTATATTCTTACCCTACTGCATAAGAGATAATTTGTACACCCTAAAAACGAATTTTATTAAAAATAATTTGGTAGGGGTAGTGGGATTCGAACCCACACTGTGCGAATTTTAAGTCCGCTGACTCTAACCATTTGGCCCATACCCCCGTTGATTACCATTCATTGATAATCTGAATTCCTTTTTTGCGGTAGTGCTGCCTCCAATAGAAGCATTCATCCATCATAGCATGACCGCTATAGTTCTTATACTCAATCTTACGAAGAACCCTGTTGGTTTTAACGTTGCGAATGGTGAGAGTGTAATTGAGCATCTTCGTTTCCTTTCTGATTATAGATTCATCTTACATCAGAAATGGAATAATGTACACCAAAAAATGGGGTGATCGACGGGTATCGAGCCCGCAACTCCGGATTCACAATCCAGCGTGTATCCATTAACACCTCGACCACCATAAACTCGTGTCAGACCCCGCCAGCTACCCAGCACCTCACGACACTCGCTACGCAAGCACCGTCTGACATTGCCCTAGCGTTACCCTCAACTTGGCGGAGTTGCCAATCGCGCAAGAGAACACCACAGCGATCAACCAGTGAAAGTGACGTGTCCTAGCCAGTAGACGACGGGGCCATGGAGGAAGCGGTGGGATTCGAACCCACGGTACCCGCGAAGGTACGCTGGTTTTCAAGACCAGATCAATCGACCGCTCTGACACGCTTCCAAATTTTGGTACGGGTAACAGGGATCGAACCTGTGACCTAACGATTATCGGTCGTTTGCTCTACCAGCTGAGCTATACCCGCACATAAACTTTATAACAATGAGAAAGAACAAACTGGCCCCGGTGGAGGGAGTCGAACCCTCGCTAGCGGTTTTGGAGACCGACGTGCTACCGTAACACTTCACCGGAATAACTTGGCGAACTTGATGGGTTTCGATCCCACTACCTCCAGCGTGACAAGCTGGCGCTCTCCCGATTGAGCTACAAGTCCAATGAACTCTTATTTATACCCTTCTACACAATTCACGCTTAATTGTACATGTTTATTTTCAGTTTAAATGACGTACAGCGTGATCGGCAGCATGAGTAGCAGCAAAAGCAGAAGGCTTGATCTTGGCATCAATACCAAGAGAACCCTTCACCCAACCAAGGGCTTCCTTCACCGCAACCGAAGACTTATGCTTCGGATTAGGATTAATATCAAGGTGGATCTCCATATGGCGATCACCGAGTACTTCAATGATTTCAGTCGCAGTAGCCACAGCGTGCTGAACCTCAGTCAACAGACGTTGCTTTAGGTTACCATAGTCAGGCATATCGACAGACTCATGGAACAGACGGCAACCTTTCTTGGAATCCATGTGTACAATCACGACTGTGCTGTACTTGGCATACCACATCTTGTTCTTACGAAAACGAATCGAGTCACAGCCGATATAGACCGATGACTCTTGACTCGAATCGAGAATTGCTTGTTTAGCTTCTTCAATCATAGCTCAAACCACTTTAATTCTTCCTGCTGCTTCACGAGCTTCTTCTATACTGTGAGCCAGTACAACACCCATGCGTCGATTTTTACGACAGTATGGCTTACCGAAAACACGAACCTCAACACCTGGTGTTTTTAGAGCATCTTCAATACCTTCATAACGCGGTTTTGTATACGTATCTTTTTCAGCAAGAATAACAGCTGATGCACCAAAACCACCGGCAATCTTAATATTTGGAATAGGAAGACCAAGAATTGCTCTGAGGTGAAGATCGAACTGTGAGATATTCTGACTAATCATAGTTACCATACCAGTATCGTGTGGACGTGGTGATAGTTCTGAGAAGTAAACAACGTCACCCTTGACAAAGAACTCAACCCCAAACAAACCGGCACCACCCAAGTCATCCGTAATCGTCTTAGCCATAGCCTGCGTTACACCGTACGTTGCGATATTTTTAAATGGCTCCGGCTGCCATGAATATTGATAGTCTCCGTTTACCTGAACGTGTCCGATAGGATTACAGAAGAGAGTCGGGCCATCTTTCTGCTTAACAGTCAGAAGAGTGATCTCATAATCAAAATTAATAAACTCTTCGATGATAACTCGTTGACGATTACCGCGCATATTTTCACATGCATAATGCCATGCAGAACGTACTTGAAGTTCGATATCAACATCAGTGTCACAATCTACTACGGATTGTCCTTTACCCGATGATGACATAACTGGCTTGATAACAGCTTTCTTTGATGCTATCTTATTATAAGCGTCGACAAGTTCTTGCTCTGATTCAGCATAAGCAAATGCAGCTACCTTCAACCCAAGCTCATGAGCACGATCGCGAATAGCATCGCGATTCATTGTAAGGTTAACAGCTCGTGCGGACGGAACAACCTGAGTACCAGCGGCCTCTACTCCATAGAGTACATCGGTAGCAATTGCTTCAATCTCAGGCACAATAATATCTGGGCAGTAAATGTCAATCATGGTTTCAAGTCTACGAGCGTCGAGCATATCGAACACTTCATACGTATCTGCTACCTGCATTGCTGGTGCATTCCGATAAGAGTCACACGCAATAACATAGTGACCCATACGCTTGGCTGAAATTACAAACTCTTTGCCCAGTTCACCCGAACCAAGTAACATAATTACTTTCATATTGTATCCTTTAAATGGAGTCACGGGCGGGATTCGAACCCGCGGCTTTCAGGTTTTGCAGACCTGTGCATTGGACCACTCTGCCACCGTGACGTGGTACTCCTGAAGGGACTCGAACCCCTAACCAAGCCGTTATGAGCGGCCGGCTCTACCATTGAGCTACAGGAGTGGAATTGGTGCGCCGTGCAGGACTCGAACCTGCTACCTCAAGTTTAGAAGACTCGCGCTCTATCCAGGTGAGCTAACGGCGCATTCGATTAGGCGATACGACCTATTCGATGGAGGAGACTGGCAACTTTCGACAGTTCTTCCGAAACATTGCGCTCGCTTTCTTCGGACTGCACGAGCATGTCCTTGTAGTAGAATAGAGCGTTCTTGATCAGAGGCATGTCTGCAGGTGCAAACGTACCGCCTTTGACTTCATTCGGCATTACTTCGACTCCAATAACCAGTTGTTGGCGGTATCCATCCAATCGAGTGCTTCGACAGGAAGAGATTCGCCTCTACGTTTGGCATTCAGAAGATCACAAAACGTGTCTTCGACAGCCTTCGGATTTTCCATTGTTGGAAATGCAAAAAGTTCAACTTCCATATTCACCTCCGTAGTATACTATATATCAGCCCCGAATGAGGGCGACGATAAAAACAATTAAAAAGATCAAGACGCCGATCGAGATTGGAATCCAGAAAGGAGCCAATACCCACAACCACGACCATGTAATATGTCCAGTCAACTTGAGAGTGATAAAAATCAGACCAAGGATTCCAAGGATCGGGAACTGAACAATAGGGGTTTTAGAATTCGACATGATTAAGCTCCAGTATAGTCGTATACGGTGAAGTGAGTGGCATCAGCAATCAGACAATCTTGCATTGCGCGATGGCGCGAACGAAGATAAGTAGTATTATCGTTGCGAGTCATTTCGCGGCCGATAGAAACAGCACGTGGGCCATGGTAGCGAAGACGGATACGAGTGTTGGTCTCGCGGTAGGCGGCCAAAACTTGTTCGCGAAGCTCGATTGGAATCCAATAGGCCAAAACGGGATAATAGTTTTGGCGAGTCGCGTCGGTAGGGACGGCGTAAGTGGATTCAATCTGTTCAACGGTAAGAGTCATAATATATTCCTTTCAACTGATAATATCATCTTACACCGGTTTCGGATTATTGTACATGTTTATTTCGCATTTAACAAGCTTTTTGCTCGCCTAATAACCCATGGTTCGAACGGCAGATGTGTGCCAGTGGCACCGGTCCAATCAGAGAACTCTTTATCGTAGAATCCTATTGTCTTCTTCTGCTTCTGTAATTCAGTGAGCTCATCAGCCCATTCTTGCCATTTTCCATCGCTAATGACGTTCTCATCAAGAACATAGTAGAGATAGGAATGGACGAGCATTTGTATCCTACGCTGACGAATCTTCTCAGACAGAGTCTGAACCTCGTTCACCATGGGATCGTCGTCCAACCAGGCTGAGAGATCGGCCATTACTCGGACAACCACCGAGCAATGGAGCCATACTTGAGATTGAGTTCGTGCTCAAGAATCTCAAGGCCATAGTGATCGAACTCTCGTTCACTGATACCTTCGGCTGCGGCGATGATCTCGATCGCACGTTCGCGAGTAGCACCTTCGATGATTTCCATCGTCTCTTGAACACGCTCAACGAAGGCAGCAAAGTTGCGAGACTGCTGAATGCGCTCTTCTTCGATCTGCTCGTCGAGTCGATTGCAGAGGAAATCATAGTCATCTTGAAACTCTTCGAGAGACTCGAACTGTGCACCCCGCGGGCGACTACCGTACACGTCCTTGTACAAGTCAGAGTAGATATCGCCGTCACGGCTATTGGTGAGAGCGTTGATGTCCGAGAGAGTAAGCATGTCAGTAGTTCCTTTCATCATCATATATCCAGGATACCTTGTTTTGATAATAATGTACATGCTAAAATGCGCCCGAAAGCGAATCCGAGCGCATTTATTTTAAAAAAGTTTTTAGGCTTTAGTCGTTAAGAGCTGCTAGCTTCTCTACAACTTCATCGATGGTATCGAGAATGGTATCAGAACCACGATCGTCGATAGTACGAATCATCACCTTGCCACGGTGTTCAACGACACCAATCAGAAGGTCGACATTGACAAGATACTTGCCACCTGTCTCGTTGATGAACTCTACGAATTTTACTTGCTTGCTCATTTCTTTCTTCCTATATTATATTTTGTCACGAGGCTCCATTCATTTTTCTCTTTGAATGGAAGGATCTTAATTTGGTTCAATGGAGTCTGAGGATCCACGATCTTATCTGGATCCACTACGGCAATTAATCCCCAGTCAGATAGAAGTTTGACGACAGTATTTCTACGTCCTTGATCTTCTGAGGAAAAATCTGTTGGCTTACCGTCAAGAGCAAACAGCTCTTTAAAATGAACGATGTAATATTTGCCTTGTTTGTGTAGGATATGGCAAGACTGATAAAGAGTCTTGTCCTTGCGTGAAGCAACGCCGATGCGAGTTAAGGTCTCGCGAACCTTTAAGAAATCATCTTCTTCGCCCAGCCTCACTTCAATTAAACTTTCTAAAACACTCATGTTTCACCCTTCTGAATCTTTTTCTTTATTATGTTTATATGTTCAGAGGAGAGGATATCAAGAGCTGCCTTGGCAGCACGACGGTTATAACCGTAATACTCTGCAACCGCTTCGAGATCTCCATCCTTTTCTTTCTTCACCCACTTTGCAAAGCGTTTACTGGGCCGAATAATATTTATCAAAAAAGAATATTGGAGTTTATTGTCGAGGTGGTGGTTGCAGTTCATCATGTTTGCGGCATGGATACTATCCGCAAAGTAAGACAGAGATCGATTAGTTAGCCAAGGACTATAAGTCTTCTCGGCTAGCGTATCATTCTCCGTACCTTTCATCAGGTTCTTCTTGGTAGAATTTATCGAAGTCACGAAGTCGAACGGTTTCATCGCTACGGCCTTTCATAATCACATCAGCAGACTTGTCAAAGAAGTCTGCACATTTTTCACAGATCTCAAGAGATACTGTCCCTTCTGCAGTTTCGAGGCGGAGTTCATGGAACGCCGCTTTCTTAGGATACTTATCCGTGCAGACAGGACACTTCTTTTTCCAGATCACAGGAACTCACAGTCAGCCATAATTTCGGTGAGACATGCCATGAGATTGATTTCAGGATCGGCCGAGAAAGCATTCTGATACTGATACTTCGCGAGGTGCAGTACGAGTTGAGGCATACTACTCTTTGCGATATGATCTTCTGCCTTATCAAAGAAGGCACGGAAGAATTCAGTAGGCTCGATGTCAGACTCTCCAAGCCACTTACGAGCAGCTGTGAAGTTCTTGTCCTTCATGTAACCGATCAGCTTAGTGAGAGCAGAATCCGAGAAATTCCTAAGGATCCCAGTGTCAATGCTGCCAGTAGCACTATACCTTTGAAGCTCGTTGATAACACGCCGCCAATCTGGAAAGTGAGTTTTGATGACTTCAGCAACGACCGCTTTTTCATAAGAAACCGATTCATTGTCGAGGATTCCACATACCCTCTGCATAAACTGCTTCGCGAGAGAAGGGAGTTCTGACTTAGGAATCTTAAACTTGATAACCGAGCATCGAGAATGTAGTGGCTCAATAATCCGATCGACAAAATTACAAGTAAGAATGAATCCACAATTTGCACTGAATTCCTCCATAAAGTTACGCAGAGCTGGCTGAGTGGACTGAGGATTGAGATAGTCGGCCTCATCGAGGATCACCATCTTTCTGCCACCCATCAGGGACACAGAGCTAGCAAACTGAGAGATGTCGTTACGCAGCATGTCGATGTTGCCATTCATCGAACCGTTGATAACGATGTAGTCACATCCAAGCTCTTCGCACATGGCTTTGGCGACAGTCGTCTTACCGACACCTGCCGTACCAGAGAGAATGAGGTTAGGAATGTTCTTCTGATCTACGAACTGCTGAAATGTCTTCTTCAGTTCATCTGTCAGGATAGTGTCGGACACAGTCTTTGGGCGATACTTCTCGACCCACAAAAAATCTTCAAGCATAATATATCTCCGTCAAAATCAAAGTACCGGTTACGAGTTCCGGTGTCGCCTTTTCGTATCGACCGCTTCACCCGAAGGTGCACTGTATACGCTGGCATCTTATGGCGGCCAGTCACCATCCGTTAAGCTTCGAACGAAGAGTTGGATTCGACGGCGATCCAGTACTCTACAGTAGCACCCTTCCAATGGCTGAGTCCCTTCGAAGAGATCGAAACATCGTAAGAACCAGGAATCAGCTTCATACAATCCGAACGGAATACCATGCGGAAGCGAGCTTCAGTTTCACCGACTTCGACACTAAAAGAGTCGTTGCTAGTTCCACGTGTATCGACTGCTTGAAGCAAGATCTTACCGTTCTTACCGACGATGGCGATTTCTGGCAACTGAGATACACTCAGGGCCTTCATCACTCGATTGAGTGCTTCCTCAGAAATCAAGCAGTTGACTTCAGGATTTGGCAATTCAATCTCACGATCAGGTGGAACGATGATCAGCGAAGGATCAGTGACAGCGTACTGAAACTTGTTGTTGCCTTCGATGAGCTCTACGTATGAATCCTTGATTTCAATCTCAGGATCATTAAACAAGGAAAGGGTGCCGATAAACCGTGAGAGGTCGTATACGGCAAAACCCTTATCGAAGTCTTGCTTAATTGTTGCTTTCGCAAGAACAGACTTTGTACTGGAAATAGTACGGATCACATTACCTGGCTTGAACATGATGTTCTTATTAATAGCCGAGAAATTCTTGAGTACTTGCAGCGTGTCATTATCTAATTTCATTATAAATCTCCATATGTTCGGAATATTCACTATACCAATTGCAGTGTTTATTGTACACTCTTATTTTTTATTCTTTCCAAGTGCAGAAGGATCTGCAGTTGCAGAAGCACCGATGCGGGCAATATCTGGTAGAGAACCACCAAACACATACGAACCGACGTGCTTCAATTCCATCCACGGGCATAGCCATACATGCATGCCAGCATTGCGAACCCACTGACAGAACATATAGTCTTCAGAGAGGTAA